TTAAGGTGCTGTCTTAGAGGTTAGAGATAAGTTATTAAACTTACGATCTAACACATCAAGTGTTGTTGTTCTAACACTTGTTCCCACTAACGGTAAAAACCTCTCACGAGGGTAAACCGTATATAGTGTATTCCCCACAACATTTCTCCAAGGAGATTTGTCATTAATACTTATGAATTTTGTAAACTTCATAGGCATAACTGTGGCGAATTGAGCTGCATTCTGGTCGAATGCTAAGGTGGGTGACATTGAATAAATCCAATGGTTACCTTCCGACACGGTGTTTACAGAGTAATTCATACTCTGGATCCGCCCGTTATAGCTCATAAGATAAGACTGTCTATTATCATCAGACAATAGAGAAAAATAAAGATCTATCCTTTCAGATTCAGGTAAGCCAAGTGGATTAAAACCACAGCCACCTAAATAATCTGGGATAACTTTAACTAAATCAAAAATTTCTTTTTGTTTAGGTCTCATTAGTCTGCGATAACGTTCTCCAAAATGTTTCGCTAAATCAATGAAAGAATCGTCACTTACGTGGCGCCATTTCAATTGCGGAGTCACACCTTCTGGTGTGATAATCTTACCACCAAACTCAGTTAAGAGGTTGGATGATATGGTTTTACTTGGGGCATATGGAATATCCATAGCCTTTAGAGCTCGCAAGTATTTAGCATACAATGCATCATCCAGTATAACAACATCATCTCCTAAAACGAAGAAGGCATCATTATGTGAACACTCATTTAATGCGTATAAAAGCATCCCATGAGTTAAAGCAAAGATTGCAAACGATGGTATTAATCCCAACGGTTGTCCAGTCTTCCACGATAATAAGTTATTATCAGGTAATGAACTGATCCAGTCTGCTCGTGATAAATCTGCGAACAGCTCGATAGCATCTTTACGGAGATACAGAGTATTGAGTACCTCTAGTTGCAAAGCCAGAGGGAATCTGTCAGTGGCATTTGATAAATCAACTGCATGGCAGGTCTTTTTACTCTTCATGTGTTTTTGGAGTATAAGAAAGGGTCGATCTTGCTGATGAGTACAATCCCAAGGTAACAATGTTAACTTGCGGTACAAATCCGTAGCAAGAGGAACCAGAGCAGCTTGGTAAACCCTAGCAGGGTTAGCAACAGCTCGCAACTTCAGACCGGGTTCTTGGATCAAACCAATCTTACCTACTGAAGATGGGTAACGAACACTTATCCTCTCATATCTGTAACGACCAGACGGTGTTTTAACACGAGTCAGTTTTCCAGAATCAGAGATTCCTCGAAGTAAAGGTCCAAAAATATTTGGATATTTAATGGAAGCATTGTTACCAAACAACGTACCATCGATGTAAGACATCGCACAATCGAGAGTGTTTTCACCTTCTGGAAAAGAGCGTCCATTTGCATGGGGTTCTCGTCTAGATGATGAAACAGGATACACACATAGGGGTTCCGGGTTAGAGTAATAACTCTTCTTCGGAAACCATTCTAATGTGGCCATCGTTACCAATTTCTTATATTGATGCACCATAGTATCAGATTCGGTGTTTCTATAATTTACTGCCTCGCAAAATTTCTTTGCTTGACTAGGTAAGATAGATGATGATATCTCAGTGGAGTAGATCTGCAGTAATTGAATTGCTGAAGACCATCTTTTCCAAGATTTATCACACCATGATTGTAACGCTCCTAAATGACCTTTGAAGGTATTACCTTCTTTGGCTACCCAGGTAGATAAACAATCATTACCAGCTTTGAGTTGGATGAAATCCAACTTTATAGCTTTGAATCTAGATACTGTCCACTCAGAACCATTCTTCTCATGGAAACGGATAAAATCCGCAACAATGGGGCTAGCAATTTCTGGTGGTATTCGGAGAACGGAAGCATACGTATTCAGGGTCTCTTTTTGTTTCTTTAACATTTTTCCTCCATTACTGGATGTAAAAATAGAAGCATAAATCGATCAGAAGTATGCGAGGTTATTTCAATTAGCCAACAGTCAATAAGAATTAATGTTGTTGTAAGAGGTCCACACCCATTGTCATCGTTTTATAACGACGACCAATATTGGTAAGGAGATGACGAAGGTCATCATCTGTCATAACTCCAAAATCTTGAAAGAGTTTTAGGGCTGATATATTTAGCTTTATTAGATCTTTAGTTTCAGTAGGGATATGTGAGCAACTAGTTGCTTTATGTATCTTTTCCTGATTTTTAAGAAGGTTTTCCGCATCATTTACAACCTGAGTCTCTATCTGATCTTTTATTAAGTCAGTGATTTCTTTCGGTTCATATCTAGCAACAGCTCGTATAAGCTTCTCACGAAGACTTAACAAAGCGAGTGATTCTCTTTCTCTAACAATTTCCATAAATTCTCCAAGTATGTTTAGAATAACATCGAGAGCAATCTCGAAATTACACTGGTCATTGACCAGTAGTAAGTGTTATAATACCATATAAGGATATCTTATC